CTTCTTCTTCATACCACTCATCCGGGCACAAAAAGAGTCGCGCCGTTTTCCGCCTTCTGGCTGAGGCGGCTTTAAGTTCATCCCTTGGGCCTTCGCAGAGGCGCGCCCCTTGGCGTTCAGACCACCTTTGGGGTTCTTGCCTTCTTTGCGGGTCCATGCAGGCGACTTAGCCATAGAAGATCGTGACTGCGGCGGCATCACCCGTGTCGCAGAACACGCCGTTAAGAGCGCGAATACCTTCGCCGGGGATCACCACAGTGTGCGCCCCAGCAGCCGTAACACCCAGACGCAGCAGCACATCGCCAGATGCAGCGGAGGCGTTGTCATAGAAGACAACCGGGTTGTTTCCGCCCGCAGTCACGGAGATGTATGCGCCTTTGATGCGCACCGGATACGCAACCATTGCCGCGTCAGACGCCGTGTACGCGGCTTTAACGTCGTATTGCATGGCCATGTCGGCCTCCTAATTAGGCGGTACGAGTGAAGACGTACGCGGTGGGGCTGGAGAACATGATGGTGAAACGACCGATGCCGGTAGCACCAGATGCAACCGACAGGTCACCAAAAGAACCAGACGAATCCACACCGGCAGTGGACAACACTGCGTTGGTGTTTGCAACCACAGCCACAGAGCTTGCGCCAGCGGTGTTGTCAATGTACAGGTCAAGGGTGGTACCTTGGGTCGCACCAAGGTAAGAGCCCAGATCGGTGCCGGTAGGCAGCGTAATGTTGGTGCCAGCAACCGAAGTGGAAGTGATGTAACCAGAAGCAACCTGAGCAGCCGTAGCAGTAGCCGTGGCATTGATTGCGTTAGCGGTGGTGACTTGGTGGCCGGAGATGAAGCCGTTCTGAGAAGCGACCGGGCCGTTGAAAGTGGTACGTGCCATGATTCCTCACATGCGAGTGTTCGTTTGGGCGCTCTGTCTGCATGTCGTCAGCCGGGACTGTCAGAAGCGCCGGGGACCCCGGAATGAAGTCAATATACAGCAAAAGAAAAAGGGGCACAAGGCCCCTTTTTCGTGGTTTCCCTGAAGATCAGGTCGAACCGGAGGAACCCCACATGCCGAGGGGATCAGACCAGCCGAAGCTGTAACGCTCGCGGGCTTTGTAACGGACGTTGCCGGTATCAAAGTCGCCGTCCATGCTGTTTTGCAGCGGGGTGCGAACGAAATGCTTCATGCCGTTGGGAACGTCAGTGGTCAGGAACCAAGCGTTCGGGTCGGTCAAGAAGTGGTTAACGGTGTAACCCTCGGGGATAGCGCCCATCTGCTTGATAGCGTTGATGTCGTTATCAGCAGTAGCCACACGCAGTTCGGTGTCCAGCAGACGCTTAGCAACGAACATCAGGGCCGGGGGAACAACCATCTTCTTGGGCTTGGCGGCGATCAGCAGACCACGTTCATCCGTCCAAGCGGCGATCTGAATGACGGCGGCTTCCAGAGAAGTCTCGTTCAGGTCAACTTGGGTGGAGGGGGTGTTGCTGTTGACGCCACCGGACACCAGCGGGTGGTCTGCGTTGAACAGGGACACGCCATCACCACCGGGGTAGGTGTTGGAGAAGCCGTTGTTCAGAACCGCAGCAGCCTTAACCTGCTTGGTGTAAGCCATGGCACGGGCCAGCGCTTTGGTGTAACGAGCAGACAGGCTGTCGTACAGGTTGTCTTCAATCGCCTCTTCGGTGATCGAGAAACCCAGAGCGATGGTTTCGTGCGTATAGCGGGTGGACCAAGCTTCCTGCGCGTTGTCATAAGCAATCGCAGCGCCTTCGTTCTTCACCGGAGCGGCGGAGAAGCCAGACAGCTTGGTTTCTTCTTCAAACGAGCGCTCAGAGGTCTCGGTTTCGTAGATCTCTTTGTGCTCTTCGCCGTAGCGAGCGTACTCCATACCGAACAGTGCGTTCAGACCGGGGAGCAGCTCTTTCAGCAGTTGTGCGCGTGAAATAGCCATTTTTAATTACTCCTTCGATTAGACGCCAACGGGGTTGAGGTACTGATGACCGCCCGTCACAGTGCTGGTAGTGACGAAGGTGCCAGCAGACGGCTCGGTGGTGGCGGAAACCACATACGGAGCATTCCACTTGCAGATCACTTCGACGAAGTTACCAGACGAGTTGGCAGTATCGGGGACCACATCAACGATGCGGATGGGCAGCGAAGCGGTGGTAGCGCTGGTCGTGGCGTACAGGCCGATACGGCTGTCACCGGTCGCAGTCACACCGGTGTTTTGCACCAGCTCAGCGTTGGTACCGATCACACTGCGGCTCAAATAAGCCGGGGTGAGGCCGTTGCCGCCTTCGGTTTGACCAGCAACCAGAACTGCTTTGAACAGCAGATCGGGGTCATCTTGCACGTAGGCAGTGATGACGGTGCCGGTGGGGGCAGCGTACCCGGTGGGGTAGTACTGCGCGAAGATGGTCTGGCCTTGCGCGTTAACGTAAGAGCAGCCCTGAAAGATGCCCAGAGGCGTGGCGGTTGCCTCGCCGGTATCTTTTTCAACGTAGCCCGTCGAAACAAGCTTCACCACATCTCCATAAAAGATGTTACCAGCGAACCCGGCGGGGTTGATCTGATACTGGCGAGTTTGCCCGGCGAACACCTGACCGCCGATCAGATTGATCGGCTTCAAGCCATACGGCTTGTCGATGGTGGGGTAAGCCATTTAAGACTCCTAATTTAAGAACCTGAACCAAAAGTGACCTTGGATTTCTTCTCAGAGAAAAGAGGCATCCGGGGGTCATTTTCACGAAGGAAGTTGTTGTCCACCGACTCCACCTGAGCCTTGTTTTGACCTTCGTAGTGTTTCATACGCTGATCCAAGAACTCAACGGGGATACGGCAAAGCAACAGTCCGCCCATCTCGATACCACCTTTGAAGCGGCCATCGGTAGACGCATACATCATTAGCTCAGGATAGTCCTCTGCTTTGCAGGGTTCATATCCTTCGCGCAGCTTAGAAGAGATATTGCTGGGGTCAGCCTGACCCAACGTCGATAGACGCACCCAACGGTGTTTCCATCCCGGACGCTCATCGGGAGAAGGCAGGGTCTCCGGAGCACGCCATGCTTGTGGACGCATGGTGGCTGCACGAGATTCCATCTCACGGGCCATACGGTTTTGACGCGGCGCGGTGGCCGTTTGGTTCTGCTGTTCCATCATTCACCTCTATTAAGCAAAGCAACCTGTTTAGCGTACTGTTCCGGCGTAATCCCGAGTTTTCGCGCAAGGGCGACTTGGGACTGCTTCAACTTCACGCGACTAGGCGACGAACTGCGGGAGGCCGGGGCCACCACTGCAGCGGGTTTTGATGCACGGCGCGGAGGTTCGTCATCCTCTTCTACCGGGGCTGACCTCTTTTGAGGAGGCGGGTCATCATCCTCTTGGCTCTGAGCTTCGAAAAACTCAGGGAATCGTTTTCTCATGGTGCGGTCAACAGCCTTAAAGTACTCTTCCGTACCAACATAGTCGGCACCATACTCGCGCTGTAGTTTCTTGTCAACACCCATCGCAGCCATTGTCATTTCGTCATCAACGCCAAACCAGTCGCTATTGGTATCCAACCAACGCTTGGTACGGGGGCTGACTTTGGGGGCGGCGGGTTCCGCAGCGGATTTGGCAGGGACAAATTCGTCCTTTTCAGCGACCTCAATGGGCTTCATCCCCTCGGCCTTGTCCAGCTTGACGGTGGCCTTGGCGATGGATTCTTGCGCTGCAACAATTGCATCCGCATCACCCGCCTCATACGCCTTGCGGTATTTGTCTTTAGCGGACTCCAGCTCGCTTTGAGCCGCCGTCTTGGAGGTCTCAATGAACTGCTTACTGCCAGAGGACAACTGCTCCTGCAGGCGCTTGTTCTCCTCAAACACCTTGCGGGCGAAATCCTCAGCGGCCTCTTTTTCACGCATGGCCTGCTCTTTGGCGCGGCGCTCGTCGTGGTAGCCCCGGGTGAACTTCTTGATCCGGCTCTGAACCTTCTCGTCGTAAGAATTTAGTTCTTCATCGGTCGGGTCTTCAGGGGGCGGAGCGGCCTTTCGACCACGGTCCTGCGGAGGGGTGTCGTCCTCAATCTCAATCTTCAGCTCATTGCCTTCGTCTTCGTCGGCTTTGAATTTGGTCTTGGCCTTCTCTTCTTTCTCGTCCGGGAACTCGAACTCTTCACCTTCAAATTTGGGTGCGGGCATGTTTACTCCTTAAGCAGCGCGGGTTACACCACGCGGGTCTTCAACAACGGCCTCCACCGACTCATCATTGATGATGCGGAATTCACGGCCATGGATCTTCAAGCGGGTGCCTGAATTGGGGCGAACGATGACGAAGTCACCTTCTTTGCACGACGGTCCGCTGGGAAAGCGAGTGGCGTCTTTGTAGGCGTCAGGGCCGAGCTTGACCACAAACAGCACGGGGGTCAGGACCTCCTCGTAGTGCATGGTCTTGGCATCCTTGATCAGGCCCACATCACTGTCGGCGTACTCCTCCATCGCTTCCGGAACGACGCACAGCAAGTGATACGTCTTGGGGTCAGGAAGCTGCTTGGCCTTCTCCTGCGCGGATTGGTTCAGCACCTTGGACAGGTCAATCGCCTGCAGGTTAAGTTCAGCTAGTTCGCTCATTCATGCTCCAGTTTTTGCACGAGGTCGTTGATGATGTTGTCTGCGATGTTTAGACCCCGGATCACTCCGCAGACTTTTTTGTATTCGTCGAATGAGTCAGCCCTGCTGGCAGCCAAGTAAGCAACCTGCTCTTGGCGGTACTTCTCAATTTCCTTTTGCACGAGCGCAAGCGCCCGGATTTCTTCAGACATTTAGGTTTTGCTCCTTTCGGGTTGGCGTTGAGGACGATTCTGTTGTGCCCGGTCTTTGGCGATCTGCACGCCCAGCTTGGCACCTTCCATCTCCATGTTCTTGTTGAGCTTGTCGCGCTGAGACGCGGCGCTGGCTGCGACCTGCATGGCGGCGATCTCTTTCTGTGCTTCGATCCGCGCCATCTCGATCTCAAGCTGGTCCGCCTTGGCAGCGGCATCCGTTGCCTGCTTCTGTGCTTTCAGCTCAAGGTCCTTCATCTTCAGTTGCAGCTCTTGCATCTGCATCTGAACAATCGGGTCCTGCATCTGCTGCTGGGCTGCGGCCTGCTGAGCTTCTGCCTGATCACGCTGGAGCAACTGCTGAGACGCTTGCGCCGCCTTGATGGCGATCTGGTCAGCCATCTCCGGGGGCACGTCTTTGTTGTTCTCCTCACCGGGCAGCACCATACCCATCGCCTCTTCAATCTGGCGACGGTACTCCATGGCCACGTGCTCATTAATATGAGCCATCGTGTTGGCGTAGATCTGCTGCGCCATCGGGTTGCCCTGAATGATCTGCTGGATCTTCGGGTTCTGCACTGCGGCCATGTGCACCTGAATGTGCGCCGCGTGGTTCTGCTCGATGAACGCCTTGACCGGCTTTTGCGTCAGCAGGTTCTGGTTCTCCGTCACCGGGTCCATCGGCACCATGTCGTCCTCAATCGGCACGAGCTTGGCGGCGTTCTTCACGCCCAGCACCTCGATCATCTGACGGTGTAGCAAGGGCAGGTCATACAACTGAGGCGCGCCCTGTGCAAGCTGGAACACCGCTTGGTACTGCACGATCTTCTGCGCCATCGTGGCCGCGTTCGGATCAGACACCGGGATCACGTCCACCGTGTCATAGTCGGCCCGCTTGGCCTTGCGCGAGCCATCGACCGGCTCGTAGTCGTACTCATCGGGCGTGTAGTCAGCGATGATCACTTTCAGGAGCTTGAACTCCTGCTTCATGCTGAAATGCATCCGGGCTTGAACTGCGCCCATCACCTTGAGCTGACGCTCCAACAGAGCCAGCGTCGTACCCACCGGCGCTTGCGCCGACATATCAGACACACTCATATCGCCAGCGGAGGCGAACTGACGGCCCTCGGTCACGATCTGATTGAACAGCGTGTACAGAACCTGAGACGGCTCCTTGTACGGCAGAGGCAGGATGTTGTCGCGGATCGAGCCAGACGGCACATCTACGTCTCTGAACTCTCCGGGAGCGATAGGGGTGTCGTCTCCCTTGACGCGTAGACCCCGCGATTTGAGACCACCGGGGAGGTTAGACAGAGTGCCAGCGTCAACAAGCTGGCGGATAAGCATCGTCGCGCTCTTGGCGTACCCACCGATGAGGTGGATGAGGCCATAGCCATAGAAGCCAAACCCGGGAATGTATTGGTAATGGACGAAGTGGTTGCGCTTGGTGTGAAGCTCATCGTCCTCGTACCAGTTGCGGCGAATCGCCAGCACCTTACCCGTGCCCTTCTCGACAGTAACCACATACGGAAGCGCAATGCCCGTGTCTTCGCCCTTCTTGTTCTTGTGCTCAAAGCCCTTGAGGTCAAGGTCAACGTGCATCTCCAGCATGCGGTAGCGATCATCTTGAATCGCTGACATGCCCATCTCTTCAGCTTTTTGCTTCTCGATGTCGTCCAGTTCATGAGTCGGTGCTCCAAGATCAACGTCCCGGTAGAACCCAGCCTCAATCAGCTTGGTCACATCGTTCTCGGTCTTGCGCATCACGTGCGTGACACGCTCAGCCGTCTCAAGGTTCTTGGCCCCGTAGGGCACCACGATGTCCTCCGCCGGAATGAACACAGCGGCTTGACGCCCGATGCTCGGGTCGTAGTACACCTTCTTGAACGCGCTGCCAGCAATGGGCAGGTTCCACAACAGCTTCTCATGCTCCGGGCGATACTCAGTCATCACCTCAGTGAGCTGGTAGTTCATGTCATCGCGCACGCGAGCGGCGGCTTCTTCTTTCTCCGGAGTGTCCTCACCGACGATGCTCGTCTTGACCGGCCCCGCTGCGGGGAACGTCTCCATGATCCCCTCGGACTGGAACCGCACCACGGACTCCGTCAGCATCGGGTGGAACACACCACACGCGCCCTGCCACGGCTCAGTGCGGTCCTCATAGCGCAGACCCAGAAGCTTGAGACCTTCTACATAGGTCTGCATCCACTCCTTGCGGTCCATGATGTCCTTGCCAAACTCCTCCACGAGCTGGCTACCAAGTGAGTCCAAGTCACTCTCGTCCATGTACTCCGCGAGGTTGGCGTCAAAGTCCTCAGCCGTCTCTTTGCGGGGCTTGAGATCAATCTCCAGACCGCCGATGCCAATGCTGACCTCGTCGGGGTTCTCAATCTCGATCTCAATCGGAGCCACATCGTCTTCCATATCCAACCCCAACGGAGCTTGATACAGGGCCTTGTCCATTCCACTTGTTGCCATGATTAACTCCAGGTCTTATGTGCAATCCAATGCTGGACGCGTTGAACGAAACTGGCCACACGCAGTGGAAGGCGGAAAAGTCGGCGGCCCGACGGGGTGTACATCGTGCCGTCAGCGCCGACACCCATAAGTCCAATAAAAAGCATACAAAAACTCCTTACACCGTGTAGTACCGCTCTTTGCGGTAGCCTTTGAACCAATTGATGTCTTCAGGCTCATCAGTGGGCAGCCTCAGATACCCACCTTGCCTGAACCGCATGAGCGCCAGCGTCGTCGAGTCCACCAAGTCGTCGTGCTCACCCGATGGAAACGCCGCGATCTCGTCCACCAGTTCTTCAGCCCAACGAGTGCGCGGTGCCCAGACTTTACCTGAGGCGAACAAATCCGCAACACTATTAAGGCGCGTGATCTTGTCCTGCCCCCGCGACGGGGTGTACTCCTGCACGGGGATCCCCATGGCCCGAAACTCTTGGATGAGCGGCGCACCTGACGCCTTTTTCTCCACGAGGAACGAGTCCGGGTCCCACTCCTTCCAGTCCTCAAACGCCTTCTTCTTTAACTCCGGGAACTCAAGGCGCTCTTTGTACGCGTTCAACAAGATGATGTTGGCGTTGCCCCGGTCCTCGTCGTTGTAGAACACCCCCCACGTTGTGCACGCGGAGTAGTCGTTGACCTTCTTGGTCTCGTGCGCCGTGTCCCACGCCTGAATGATGAACTCGCACTGCGGCGGGCGCTCGTGCTCCCACCACTGCCACCATTCGCGCTTAACAATAGCGTTCGTGTCCGAGGTGGGCTGCTGCTGGTACTGCGCCATCCACTTGCCAGTGGGCAACTCCTCCCGAAGCGCCAGTAGTTCTTTCAGGCTCCAAAACTCAGGCCACAAGGGCTTGTCGTCCTCAAACAGAGCCGGAAATTCGATGACTTTCCACTCCTCACCACCCCTTTGAGCAGCGGCCTTGACCACCTGAGCCGTCAGATCGCGCATCGCCCAGCGCGTCATCACGATAATGATCGCCCCACCGGGCTGCAGACGCTGGCGAGGACCTGACGTGTACCACTCATACACCTTGTCATACACCTCTGGGTTGTACGCACCGATGGCAGCCTCCTGTTCGGAGTGCGGATCGTCGATGATCAGCAGATCCGCGCCCTTACCCGTCACTGCACCGCCCACACCGATAGCGAAATAGTCGCCACCGAAGTTGGTGTTCCACCGACCCGCCGCTGCGGAGTCCGTTTGCAGCCCCACAGCGGGAAAAATGCGCTTATAGACCTCAGAATCCACCAGATTTCGCACTTTTCGGCCAAAACCGACCGCCAATTCAGCCGTGTGAGCCGTCTGAATGACCTTTTTCTGCGGAAATTTGCCCAAAAACCACGCCGGGAGCAGGTAAGAGGCGAATTCTGACTTCGTATGCCGGGGCGGCATGTTGATGATCAGCCGTTTACACTCCCCCCGGGCCACTTCCTCGAACGCCTTGGCCATCCTTTTGTGATGCCGACCCCCGATGAACGTGGGCCACGCCTCTTTCACGAAGGCCATGAAGTCCTCTTGCGCCATTTCACGCATCGTGCGTGTGCGCAGCTCCTCCAAAATCTCCGCCACCGCCTCCTGCTCATCCCGTGGGAACCGTTTGACCAGTCCCAAAAGCTGATCAGGTGTGAGCAGGCGCACTTTCTCGCGTACCTGCGGGTTCTCAAAGAACTTTTGCAGTGACTCAGAGGCTGGCTTCATCCAGATCCCCGTCTGCCTGCCCCAACTCTCCGCCCACCAGCCCCAACTCCTCGTCCACATTGATCACCTGCACCGCCGGTGCCAGCGGCAGTGGGTCGTAGTTCTGTGTGGGAATCTGTTTGGCGTCCACATCAATGATGTCCGACAGGTACGAAGACAGCTTGCTGGCCAAATCAGCCTCCAGCTCCTCCGTCGTGCGGTGTGTGACGTTAATGTCGATGCGCTCAGTGAAAGCACCCACATCGGAGAGCTTGCCCAGCATCTCCAGTGCTTTGAGTTCCACCTTGGCATTGCCACTGTTGGACAGCTCCAAGTACTTCAACTTAATGTAGTTGCGCAACTGCTGTGCGTTCCTGACCACATCGAGGTCGTACTCATTAAGCAGTGCCGACAGGATGAGCGCTTTGGCCGGGGTATCGATGTTCTCCGGAGGTGTTGCAGGGCTGTCCATGAAGACAGCACGCGCTTCTTTGCGGTCGCTTTCTGTGACCTCCACATCATCCAGACCGTTAGCGCGCAAAAACTCGACGGTATTGAACGCACGTTGCGCACGCTCATGGATGTCCATGATCTGGTCCGCCGACCAATCAAACGGGGGCGGAACATCCAACTCTGGAGTCACAAGGATCATTTCGTCAGACATGGCACCGTTGGTTACGGGAATATATTGCAATATAGCACGGGGAGGTTGGGACTCCTATAGGGGGGTGTTTCTGTAGAAATTTTTGCGCAACGACGGTACAGAATCAACAAGGGGGAGGGGGGCCTTAAGA